GTCCAATTTACACAGGACGTGGTTGTGGCTGGGACTGTCTACACGCCTACGGTTAACCTCACGGTTAGCCTTCCGCGTATGGGTGATAGTTTTGACGAGGCCGATACTCTAGGATTCTTCAGGTATTTGACCTGTTTCCTGGGCGTCGACACCGGCTTGACTACTCAACCCACTCTCAGTACCCTTCTCTCGGCTTTGTGCCGAGGCGAGGGCTGAGGAATTGACAGCGGATCTTCGCTGTTCGGCGCATGATGGAGCGTCGAAGTTGCTAGGCGACCATGCTGGTTAGCATGGAGGATCGACCTTTGACGGTTGACCACAATCGCCATGCCGACTTTTACGTCGGCCTTCTAGGCTCTCTGATCCGTAGCGGTCCGTATTACTCCACGAACATTAAGTCTTCCGAGCGTGACATTGAGACACTTGTGTCTCGTGCCGCGCTTGAGGGGCTTTCATTCCTCACGAAGACCTTACCCAGGCTTGGGAAGGCCCTCGATCAGGGAATGATGACTGGGAGTTTCTCGGTACCAAGGGAGTTCAAAAGAGCTCCTAAGTACCGTAGTATACCTGCTTTTCTGCAGGCGTACTTTAAACTCGTAGTCGATGAACATGGGGCACTTCGGGAAGATGCCGACGTAGTCGCAGTAGAATTTCTGCGACAGGTCTGCTTCGTCTTGTACAAACTCGAACTGCCTTACAGCCGCGAGCAAGAGGCCTCTGTCGTAGAGGCTTTCCTCGGGGCGGAAGGGGAGCTCGAGCTCGAATTGGGTGGGGAAACCGGCAACATTGTTGCTGCTGCTTCCTACATCACTCGAGATGTCTTCGGGGATTTTGACCCAAAAGACATTGTGCCAAGACATGGTCCCGGAGCGGTGGCAACTGGTGAACGACTCGAAGATAAGTGGCATTTCGCCCGCATCTACGACAAAATCCACCAGATGTACCCCTACTACGAATACTTCGTTGTAGGGGGTGCGCGTGAATTGGTAGATCGATTGGAGTGGTACAAGGGCCTTGAACGGTTGGACACCGGCAAGGCTAAGGTTGTACTTGTTCCAAAAGACTCGCGTGGTCCGCGTCTCATATCCTGTGAGCCTCTGGAATACCAGTGGATTCAGCAGGGTCTTGGACGGAAGATGATGTCCCACTTGGAATCCTTTTGGATGACTCGTGGGCACGTCAACTTTACTAACCAAGAGGTCAATCGTCGTATTGCACTCGAGTCATCACTGACTAGAGAGTATGCGACCTTGGATCTCAAGGAAGCTTCGGACCGGGTCTCATTGCAGTTGGTCCAGGCAGTTTTTAAACACTGCCCTGACCTGTTGCGAGCGCTTGAGGCTACACGCACCACTGCAACTACCCTCCCTGACGGGAGGGTTGTACAGCTTAAGAAGTTTGCGCCTATGGGATCAGCCTTGTGCTTTCCTGTAGAAGCGTTTTGCTTCTGGGCAGTGCTTGTTGCGGCCCTCGCAAGGAGGGATCGCGTTACACCGAGTAAAGCGGCGGCTTCCGTCTTTGTCTATGGCGATGACATAATCGTCAAAACCGAAGACGCGGAGTTCTGCATGCAGGTATTGGAAAGCGTCCGCCTTAAGGTGAACGTCTCGAAGAGCTGCATACACGGGCCTTTCCGTGAGTCGTGTGGGATGGACGCTTTTAAAGGCGTCCCAGTCACTCCTGTACGATGTAAGGCCACGTGGACGGGGAAGAATTCTGATGCAAAGGCATTTGCGAGCTATATAGCCGTTATGAATCTCCTTGCAGAGAAAGGCTATCATATCGCAAGTCAGTATGTAGAGAGGGAGCTTGCTAAGGTCTATGGGAAGATCCCATATGGCACTAGCTTTAGTTCCTACCCCTGCATCTGTATACCTGATGCTATCGAAGCCGAGGCACGTAATATAGCCTTAGGCTTTAAGCACCGGGTACAGCCCTCACTCCAGCGGGTTGAGTTCCTCCTTTCTACTTTTCGAAGTGGTAAGGTGATGACTGCTCTCGACAGCTGGGGTCGCCTGCTCCGTGACATTGTCATGGGAGCAGGAGACTCACCGTCAGAAACAGTTTTACCCCGTTCTGTTCGAATAAAACGGGGGTGGACGGCAGTCTACTAGTCCAGTAGACTGGCGGTGCATGGGGAATAGATCTCGGCTGAGG